CGAACGCTGCGGCTGATCTGGTAGCCTGACGGAGAGCCGCCTTTAGTCGCGCTAAACATTAGTAGTTCTGCCCATTAACGATACCGTAGGTATTTGTTCCATCTTGCACAAAAGAGAACAAATCAAATTTACCGGTTGCAGAAGTCGGCGTAGGTGTTGCTCCCTGCGACCACTTCAACGTGCTTCCACCAGCCCAAGTCAACGTATCTGCCGCTGCATAAGCAACAAGCACACTAAAGCTCTTACCTGCGACAGAAGAAGGCAAGGTAATTGTTGTCGCACCACTGGTAGTTATCTTCTGAATTGTTCCATTCGTCAGATTGATGGTTGTGTTACCAGTCGCAGAAAACAAAGTTTCTGTGTAATTGGTAACAGTCGTATTTGCCAGCGTGACATTACCCAGGCTGCTTGTAGAGTTCCCAAGCGCAATCGTCGTGTTACCAATCGTAATGTTGCCGCTAGAAGCAATATTGCTTGTGCCACTAGTAATCGTGACGTTTGCCAACGTCATATTATTAAGCGTTGTTACTGTATTGCCTAGCTGAATGGCAGTATTGCCCAGCGTAATAGGCGTATTAAAGTTTGCGTCTAGTTGCGATAAAGGCAAAGACGTTGTTGCGTTAGCAAAAGCAAAAGGTACAGGCATTTAAAACCTCACTCTCAATTCGTGTTCGTATTCAAAACCGTTGACCACAAATCCAGCGGAATTGGAAGTTACGGTCATTCCAAGATATTTACCCCATTGCTGCGCGTCAGTCTTAAACAACGTATAGCCTTGACCACCAACCCAGGTAACCACTGAACTTGAATTATTTACCCAAGAAATTGTTGTTCCAAAATTATTTATCCAGCTAATAAAATTACCCAGCACATACACCGGACTTGCATTTGACTCGCTATCAACGGTTACATTCAATAAAGCACTATTATTAACCGTAGCCTCAATGCCAATCTTTAGCGCTTGTTTTGTTCTAATCGGATCGCCCATAGGCTGCAATGGCGATTGAATAATGCTAGAAATTTCTGTATTTGGATCATCATAAAGATAATACAAATTCTTTCCATTCGTTCCAAACATTTTAATCTTGCCATCGGAAGGAATGGACATGGTTAGTTTTAAATCAGACCGCTGATTCGTAAAAAACCATTTGCGCTCAAAAAATACCGCCTGGATATAACGATAAGTTCCAGCATCGTTATAGCGAATATTAAATGCCGCACACAGAATATTGTTTAGAAGAACCTGACCAGCCGTAACGGTTGCAGTCGTAAAGTCAATGTTCGGGAATACACCGTCCAGCGCATCTGATAACTTGGAAGTTGTCGAGCCTACTAGCGCATAAACGCCGTATTCGTTCATAAACAAGACAGAACGGAAGTACGGAAAGATTGCGTAAGGCAGTCGTGTACCAACGGAAGCGGATACGTTGGTATTGGTAAATATCGTTGTTCCAACATTAGTGACGCGCACATCCGAAAATACGTTGATGCTGTCTTCGCCAAAAATGTACAAAAAGTTGTTGGCAGACAATAACTGAACAATGTTACTGTGCAGCGTATTGTCAGTCAGAGTAAGAGAACCAGCAGATACGCTTGTAAAATCATTGTATGTGCCAGCAGCAGTGTAAGAAACAGTCCTTCCCTGCGAAACCCAGGTACGCCCACTGAAGGTTTGAATGCCGGACAATTCTTCGCTGTTGATAATAGCTTTTGCTGTTGCATTAGTTCCACCTCCACCAGTAATCGTTACCGTGATATTGGAAGCATTGGAATAACCGCTGCCAGCATTCGTCATAATGACGTTGATGATCTGACCGCCAGAGATAATGGCCTGACCAGCAGCATTTGTGCCGCCACCACCAGCAATGGTTACAACAGTATTGGCAACATTCGTATAATTTGTGCCGCCGTTCGTTACTAAAACGCTGACTGTTCCTGTGGAAAACGTAATCAGACTAGCAACTGCATTTGCATTAGCGCCGCCACCACCAGAAATAGTAATTGTTGGGGGTGATGTATAGCCGCTGCCAGCCTCAGTCAAAGTTATTGAAGTAACTGCATTTGCCGTAATAATGGCTTCAGCTTGAGCCTGAATACCGCCAGTTTGATTTGGCGCAGAAATAACTACTGCTGGGGTGCTGGAATAACCAGAACCGCCATTAACAATTCCTATCGAACCAACGCCGCCGATAGCTACAAGGTTAGTGCCATCCCAATTAAAAATGCCTTTGTTCTTGTCAGCAATAAGAACTCGTTCACTTTTCCACTGCGTAATGTTGATGCCAGAATTGGAAAAAGTGCCAGCAATCGCCAGGTTAGCTTTTGTGTTGGAAATAATGTCAACGTACTCGCAGCTTCCATCTTCTTGGAAAGCCAACGCATAGTCATTATTGTTGATGTTTGCTGGGTAAAGACCAGACGCAACATTGGCAAAAGCTACTGTGGTATTGCTGCTGTAGGGCGTAATCTTGAGGTTGGCGTAACCAATAGGCATGGCATTTTCTAGCCATGCAAATTCGTTTTCATCAATGGCAGTGCGGTTAGCTTTCGTGTTTACGCCACGAAATTGCTTAACGACTTGGTACGACTTCTTTTGTTCAGCCGCCGCCATGATTAGAAGGGAGTGCTATAAGGGTCTGGGAGTCTGCGAGTCATTACGCTCGACAAGACAGCCTGGACTTGTTTCACATATTCCTGTTTGTATATCTCAGCCTCACCATAACTCTGCTCTTTGTACTTGGCCTTATACGCCGCATAGAAAGCAACAGGGTTAGTATATGGATCAATAATTGTATCTACCGTTGAAGCGTTTACAAGGTCTGGTGGCAATACCACCGTGTCTATTTCTATTACATACACCTGGTCAGGCACTGGCGATAAATAAATTTTTGACTGACCAAAAATAGAAAACGCTACAGGCCGACCAATATAGTTTTGCCAATAACGCAACTGAGCGTTAAATTGTGTCCACGGCAAATATTGCAGCGGAACACGGCTATTTCCCCAGTAAAGATTGATATTAAGAACATCGAGCGTGTTTAAGCCTTCTGGCAACGCTACATAGTTAATATTTTCGACGTTGCCGACATAGGTAAACTGCGCTGTACCATTTGCAAATGGCGTACTTGGAGGATATAAACCACCATACGCAGGATAGCTAGGCGGCTCAGTACCAGTTATTCCAGCCGTTGTAACCTGGTAAATAAAAATATTAGAAAAAATGTACTCGCCAAGATTGACTGCTGTAGTCGCTGCCCAAGGAACAGGTTGAGTTGCGGAAGCTACAGGGGCAAGTGGAGTTTGACTAACTTGAATGGTGCGAAGGCAACCAGTATCGCGGACAACGCGCTGTCTAGCCGAATTGATGTAATCCGTTAATTCGGAGTCGGAATAGAAATTCCCATTTGCATCGTGCAGAAGTCTGCGAACCTCTGTGATGTAGCTAGAAAGCGTTGCCATTTAATTCCCATAGTTAAGCTGCTTTTTGGACAATTCTCCCCACCCGACCTTGCGGAACGGGAGGGGGTACTATGTCAATCGGCGGGGATAAAGACCGATCCTGTTTAGGCTTCTCCTCGCTCACAATAAACTTCTCCAAATGAAGTAAACCATCTGGCATATCGTTCAAAGTTTTTGCAAATCCCAGCCTAGCTACTATCGACTCTTTATTATCAGAGCCATAACCAAATATGTGACGCGCAACTTCAATGGGAACTTCAACAGTAATGTTTACTGGAAACTTATACTGCTTAAAGGCATATTCATCGACAAGAACTTTATCAGTCTTGTTGGTCACATAAATAGTTGTCATGGGGTTACAAAGTCACCGAATACGGTAATGTCGCAAGTGCCGCCGCTAACTGCTGTGTTCACTCTAACGTACAGAGAACCAGCAGAATAAACCGTAGTAGCAGTCGCAGTTGCCAAGGTAACATCTTGGTAAGTAGCGTTACTAGTTACGGAAGCCAAAGTAGTCGCATTGCTAACGGCATTGGACGCGTTACCATCGTTAGAGGTAAGAATCGTCACGTTGCCGGTAGCAATGTTTTTATTTGCATTAGCGACAAGAATCTTGCGAACAATGTATGCGGTTCCACCCACAACAGGGATTTGAGCAACGGCATTACCAGTGGCAGCGACGGATACGCCGACTGCTTGACCAATAGCAAAGTTGCCAAAACTGTTGGGTAACAACGCACCTACACGGTTAGCATTCATGCTGTCTCCTTAGGCGTAAGTCTCAGACACAGCCTCACCACCGTTCACTTGGAACAGAGTGATTGTCGGAGTGCCGGACAAAACATTAGCACGAACGTTTACGCCATCAGCAACGAAATAACCACCAGTGTTATTTGCAACAACAACAGCCCAAACTGCATTGCTGATGTTGCCACTGGTATTGGTATTGAGTTCAATGGTGACGTTTGCGGTCGGCGTAATGTAGTAATCGCCAGCCGGAACGGTGACGGTTGCAGTGCCAGCAGCATAAGCCTGGAAAAATGCGCCTGGAGAATCGGTTGGCGCACCAGCGACTAGGATTTTGTTTGACATGACTATTTCTCCCTTACAGAGTCAAAGAGTTGTAGCCCGTCACCTTTGTCATCGACTTAGGCTTCGTATTGACCAATTCAGCAATCATCAGCACTGCGCCAACGTAGCCAATCTGCCAGTTCGGAAGCGTCGATTCAAAGCCCGTAAACACAAACGAACCCTGCTCATGGATATAGAGCGAGAGATAGTTGGTGTTCAGGAAGTACACAGTACCTTCTGGGCAATATGGATCAGGATAAATAGGAACGCCAGCAACCATCAAAGCGCGGAAGGCAGCTTGAGCGCCGTTCGCATCACTGTCAAAGCCGGAGCCAGGAGTGATAACGTATTGCTCTTGACCAACGTAGTCTTGAGCCAGCAAAGTCCAAGTACCAAAACCGCAAACGCCAAATGAAGGAACTTCAGCGCCATTCTTCACAGTACCGGAAATGTACTGGAGAATGTTTTGACGAGTTGGGTTGACGGAGCCAGCAGCGTACTGCTTTGACTTCCACCAAGTGTAAGTGCCACGGTCAATGTTGCCGTAAGTGCCAGAATCGGCAACGGCAGCAGGGAGACCAATAAACTGCTGATTATTCGTGGTGTTGTTGTACAGCGAGGTTGCCATCGCATCCATCATCACGTTAGTCGCATCGTTCATACGAGCTTCGATCAGAGGGATAACAGCAGCATCTTGCTGAACTGCACCTTCCATACCGAGGAACGGTACTGGAGCAATCATCAGCTTCAGGTTGAACTCAGCGTTATAAGCGCCTTGCTGGACTGACGGTTGAGCGAACGAGCCGCTGTAGTCAGACCATTGAGCGTTCACAAACTGCGAACCCTGAACAGGAACGGTTACGGAAGAAACACCGCCAGAGGCTTGCTGACTGTTAGCAATCAGTGCCGCCATAAGCGGAGTCGAGTTATAGAGTTGAACTACCAGCTTCGGGATAAAGGCACGCCGAGTGACGTAAGTCAGTTCGGTAAATTGTGTCGAACCCGATGCCGGAAGAATACCACCGCCAATAGGCATGATTTATCTCCGATTCTAAAAATATCCCCTGTTTACATTACAACCCGATTGGTTTCGGATTGCGCCTAAGTTCGTGCAATGCAGCAGCAGCTTCATTACGAGCGCCCTGTACAGGGTTTTTCCAGAACTGGTCAAGGTTAAAGCCCTTGATTGCAGATGGATTGTAGCCCGTGGGAGTTGGGGCAGCGGACTGCTTCATCCAATCCCAATACTCAGCCGCAGCTTCATGGTTGGTAATGCCTTTGTCTAGCATAACCTTCTCAATCTGTTCAATGTCTTCATCGCTTGAAGCCAAGCCTTTAGCGCGAAGTTTGTTGCGACGCTTGGTCAATTCTTCAATCGCATCACGCTCACGCAGTTGAGCCTCAAGACGCTCGACACGCTCATTGGCTTTTTGCACAACGGCATTTGTCGCATCTTCAATCTCAAGCTCTGGAATCGGCATATCCGGTTTGGCTTTCTTCGTTAGACGTAGAAAGTCTTTACGGGTATTTGGATTCTCCGCAAGCTGACGCGCTAAAGCTGCAAGCTCATCACGCGCTTCTAAACTCAGATCTTCAAGTGACATAGTTATCCCCTACTAATAATAAAAAAGCGCATCAGATAATGCGCTTGCCGCCTGGTTTCTCAACCATCATCTTGTTCTTTGCGCCAGCTTTGGCTGCGTTGCTCAGACCGCCCAATGTCGCAAAGCGGGGAGTGTTCACAATCTGACCATTCTGCTGGTTGTTGTCCGTAGGATTACGGGGTGCGGCAGCGCCGCGAGGCTTAAACAAATCCATAATAGTTCCTTAAAAAATTACATCATGCCAGGAACCGCTGGCGCGGCTGCCATCGCCTTGCCCTCTGGCGATTGACCACCAGCTTGCGGAAGCGATTGTAACATTTGCAAGATTTCTGATTGTTTGAGTTCTTCTGCGCTGTCTTTGCGCTCTCCAACAACAGACATAAGGGTTTTAATAGCAGACAGTGCTTTGCGGCCTTCTTCAGAATCCGCGCCAATGCCAGGAAGTGACCGTTTAATCAGGTCAACTGCCAAGCTGATATTAACCATTGCGCCTTCTTTAGAACCCATCGCAGGTTCAGGCGTTGACATAGGAGAAGACATAGGCGGCGTATCATCGCCACTCATGCCTTCGGATTCATCATCCGCTTCTTCCTCACCGTCGGTTTTTACCTCAACCTCAACCTTAGGTTTTTTCTTTTGCTGACTCTCCATCAGCTTCATCAACTGGTCGGAAGGAACGCCCATATCAACCTCAATAAAAATTTGCAATAGAAATAACCAAATTGATAGCTTTTGTCAAGCTATCGGCGGCACTTTCTTCCACGTTTCATTTTCTTATTCATTTTGCAACTCCTTATCGCACAAAGCGGGTGGACGAACTGCGGTTCTCAGTTCGCGGGGTGTAAGTACGGAAAGAACTTACTCGATATTGCAAACTTGCTGGCTGCTCACCTTGGCGCAAACTTTCCGTTGAGACTCGCGGCTGATCTGCTTTGGGGGTCATTACGTTCGGATTGTTCATGCTGCCTCCTGAATTTGCGGGGGTGGCTCTTGCGGTTTCCCGCCTTGTGCTGGCGGCTGCGCCATTGCCATAGCTTGTTGCTTTTCTTCCATGATCTTCAATTTCTCTTTCAGTAATTGTTTCATGGGTGGCTCAAGCAGGTCAAGCAGTGACTCACGGTCAATAGCTTGTGCATTAAACAGGCTAAATGCCAGTTGACGCAGGTCTTCTGTAAAGATCGGGCTGTTGGAATGTGCGTCCACTTTGACAACATAATCGCCCGTAAACTGGGCTGGGATAAACACATTGCCTTCAGAATCCAGTAGCTTTGTTGTG